TTTAGCCAATCTTTGTATTGCGGGGCAACCTTAAAGATAACCCCAAGACCTCCATAAGCAATGATGTTTGCAGTCTCAATGACGCTCATCATTCCAAAGTATCCTGAGTAGGCTAGGTAGGTTAAATTACGGCCCATCTGTAAGCCTTTGGTCTTGTTCGCTTTTAAACCTAAAGACGTGTCCTCTATTAACTCAGAACCTTGAAGACCCTTAATAAGCTGACGTATGATTCTAATATCATCTTTTGTTTTACGAGGGTCTATGCCATTGTCTGCTCCCCATTTATCAATCTTTTTAATGGCATCTTCCATAGTGTCCATACCGTCACCGTCAATACCATTTCTGGCAAATCCAATGTGTCGGCCTGATTTAAAAGCATAGCTTTGAACTACATCAGACATATTATTATTAAGCATTTCACTGACTGACATGGTTAAACCATCAGCAGTAAATTTAGTCTCATAATCCATATCTAGACGTTGGCGCATGTTAGTATCTGGCACTCTTTGGTTTCCCTTAGAGGAAGCCATTTTTGAAGCCATGCCTACATCAATCTCAGCTTCAGTCATACCCCCATCTACAAGAAACTTACGTAATGCAGTGCTGTCCTCAAGGATGTCTTCTAGTCTATTAGCTGTAACACCAGTGTCTAAAGAAGATACTTTTTGAATAAACAAGCGACTAAGGCGTACAGAGAAAGCTAAGTCCCAACCGTTTTTAGCAGCTATAGATTGACCAAAAACCTTACTGACTTTGGTTCCCCCATGCTCATTCACTACGGCACGTAATTTACCTGAATCCCATTGGGTCGGGACGTAGTTACGGTCGTACTGTGTTTCTTTAGCACCTATGACCCTGTAACGCTTTTTCTGCTCTAAAAGGTCTTTGAATACTTCACGCGCATTGTCCGCGGCTAGCTGGATTTCTTTAGGAGAGTCCGCATATACGGAGTCATTACGGACTGCCCTAGTTACTAACCCTTCAAACTCTTCATGCGCCCTTATGCTTAGGCGACCATACTTAGTGTTCTGCCGCCACTTGTTAAAGTTAGGTCTGTGAACCCTAGCTAACTTAGCCCTAGCACTACGAGTAATACGTGTCTGAATACTTGAAGTAGACTGTATGTTGGTACTGGATTTATTGTTTACCCTGTTGTCCTGAACTAAGATTCTACTTATGTTACGGACAAGTGGGTTATCAGAACTACGTAAGGCAGCACCTTCAGATAGCAAGTTGCTTATCCAGTTAGTGCCAATAATAGTTTTACCTTGTTCTGGTGAATCTATCTCATCAATACGTTGAGGTGCGTGTACAGGCTGTGGGGCTTCTAAAGACATTTGAATATCAGGGTCTTTAAGATCACCACCTGCTAACACAGTGGCGGCTTTTTCATGCTCTCTTAAGTCATCTGCATGTTTTGCATACCTATGGACAAAGGAACCCATACCACCAGCGAACCCTGCTGAAAAAGCAGTATCTACAAGCACGTCATTTATTGTGTAATCAGGTAAAACATTGCTGGCATAAAGACTCTCTAAGCCTCCCTGTGCGCCATACACTGCGCCCATTTTACCTACTGTACGCATCCTAGTAGTGCCTGTAGTTGCCTTGTTCACGGCATTAGCTAAAGTGCCTATACCTTTACCCACGTTGGTCAGTCCCTTAACTCCTGATAACCAACCACCCGCAAGAGGTATTGCAGCCAGTGCCGCGTTCTCTTCGGTCAGCATACCGGCACCAAACATTGCCACTATTGTTAGAGCAGGGGAGTCACCAAAGTTCTCAGCCATGATTTTCTGGTTGTTCTGAGTCTGTGATACCTGCTCCATCATCTGCTTTAAAGACCCCTCTGATTCTGCTCCAAACATATAGTCGTGGAACTCTTCAGGGGTGTCGTCAAAGTAGGTTTTCATCACTCTGTCATCAAACCTAAACTCAGGGTCGTACTCATTATCTACAGCCATTTGACGTGCGGCTAGTTCTACTAACGCGCCCTCATCTCTAAAGGCTCCGAAAGAGTCTGTGAACCCAAAGTTATCAGGCTTGTCTATAAAGGCATTAACATTGGGGTCAAATACCTTACCGTTCTCTGTGGCTTGCCTAATGACCATTGAGGGGTCTTTGGGTGCTACAGAGTCTGAAGTAAAGACCGAAGTAAATTCTTCTATTGTTTCCATTGTTAATATCCTTTATCGTGCCGAAGTTCTACCGCTGTCTTGTCGTTTAAGATTAGCGTTTGCGTCTGCTTGTTTGACATCTCTCTCCTGTCTATCTGCTAGGTCGTAGAAGGATTTTAAGTGAAGAGGGGCTACTGGGAGGACTCGACCTGCTTGGTCAACTACCCAAAAGGTTTCACCTCTACCAGTGTGTCGCAGGGTTATTTGCTCAGGTTCAAAAGCACCTGCACCAAAAGATTGTATAGATTCTTTAATGTATGCTTGAGCGTCCTCTTGGAACTTGTTGTTATCTATATCCATATTACCCATAAACACTAATTTACCGTTGACTACGGAGTGGTCTTGTTTGACCTCATCCATGTATTCCTCAACGACTTGTTTAGGGTTCATGTTGGTGTACTTAGTAATAACCTTGGCGTACTCAACCATCCTCTCTTTGAATAGGGTTTTAACATCTTCGTCATCACCTGCTACATCTTCCCAACTTGTCCAAACATCTAGGTTAGCTACAACATCATCAGCAAAGGCCACAAGGTCTTTTGAGCCAGCCTTACCTTGCAAATGATCTGCTGAACCTATTGTTCTTAAAGCATCTTGCTCACTGTCCCCATAAGCAGACATAACCCGCCACTCTGTAAACATGGCCCGTTCCGCAGGGGATTTGAGATACTTTTTAAACATCTGTGGATTACCAGCGTGAAGTTTTTTCATTAACTGAAACTTCTGCATAGTGGCTTGAAACTGAGGGGACTCTGGTACTAAGTCACCAGTGCCTAAGCTAGAAAATGCTGTACCTACTTGTTGTTCCCATCTTTCGTTAATCACATCAATATTAGAATACAAGCCTATTTCAGCCGCTAACTTTTGTTCAGGCGTTCCTTCAGGTAGTTTGGAATTAACTATTTCTGTAATACGAAGTTGAGTGGCCTTGTCTATGTCATTTTTAGAAATGGTCTGCTGTTTGCCATTTTGATCTACGTAAGAACCAGCCGATAGATCAAAACCGCCTTGGATTATTTTATCCACCGCAGAAGCCAAAGCACCCTTTTTACGCAGACCTGCTGCACCTGCGGCAATCGCTGTAGTGTTTGCATTAATGATTGCCCTTCTTTGGGGGCCAGAGATTTTCTTTTTTACTTCATACTGCGTTAACTCAATTAAATCTTCATCTGTTAAACGACCTGCTGCTGCTATAGCACCAACATCTAAAAGATAATCTGTGACATCTGCTGAGTTTGCTATTGACGCATTAGTATTAGCTTTTTCAATTAACCCTAAAACCTTGTTACGGTAATCAGGGCCACCGTTGCCAGCTTTAATGAGGTAGTCACCAATGAATGTATCCATGAACTCCTCACCACGTCTTTCTTGCTCTTTGAGCCAGAAGTTCTGTAGGTCAGTGTTGGAGAATCCATACTTCTTTTTTAAAATAGCTTCCATATCAGCAGCATAAGATGGAAACCCATCAACAGTTTCTTGATATAACTGCTCTTTTGATAAACCATCGGGGCCAAATTCGCGGCCTTCTGTCAAACTGTAAGTAGAACTAGCTTGGTTGATGTGCAGGTCTGTAGTGCTAGAGCCAAACACCACGCCAGCATCACGAAGGTCTTGCCTTTGGTATATGGCAGACGAAGCGGTACTAGATGCTTTTGAAGACTGCCGCATAGAGTTAGCTAGAACACCCTTAAGGTCTTCGTCATCTACTTGGTCTAAGCTACCAAGAAATAACTTCTGATATTCTGGAGTTTCTAAAACCTCTTCGTGAGTCATCCGTGCAAACTGCTCTTGCTCCATCAAGGCTTTGAAGCCTGTGCCGAATGAGTTCTGTGCTGCTTGCTTTTTACTAGCTTGAATCATATCAAGCTTGCGTTCTTTCTTTTCCTCTACACGTTGTACGTTACCTGTAACGCTATCTAAAGCCTTACTGATCTGGTCGTTACGCGCTGGGCGCACAAAGGTATCTACGGGTGCAGCTTGGGGTCTCAGGCGCACCTGATTTTGCTGGTATTGGGTTTGTACTCTATTAGTAGCCACGGCTATAATTCCTTTTTATCTTTCGGCCCTGTGCCTAAGAGGTTTCTTTTTGAAAGGGTTCTTTAACCCCTTAAAATAACTTGGGTTGCTTTCGTATGCGTCACCACCAATCTGTAAGGCAGTTCCTGCAAAGCTTGGGTAGGGGACTGAGTTAATACGGGACTGTCTTCCAGTTTCCGCACCTTTCTTCTGTTCTGCTATCTGAGCTTTAGTAGCTCCAAGGTTAGAGTCAGCTTTAGTATCATCAAATAAATTCTGACGTAATATGTCGGACATGAGGGCATCTACGGATAAACCAGATACGCCTGACTCACCTGAAGCTGTCCTAGCTTTAGACGAGTCCCTCATTGTTTGTATATCAGCTTCCATCCCACGTTGGGACTCTGCTTCTTCTTCTTGGCGTTGTCTTAAGTTAAGCTGCCTAGCATCATTGAGATAAGAAGCGTTAGCATTCTTTTCATTACGCTGGGCCTGCTGCTGCTGTTCTGCCGCACCTGCAATACTTGTCATAGCGCGAATTATTGTTGCTGGGTCACACATTTTGATTAATCCTTACGAACTCATAAAAAGGGATACCCCCTACGCCAAACTTAGGTATGAACTGCACAAATGAGAACCCAATATGATTGAGCCATTTGATTGATACCTTGTTTCTAGCATCTACATAATTAACGAGTAGGGGGTATTGTTGATTTACTTCTTTGACCCATTCCACTGACTGTGTAAGTAGGTCTTTCTTGATCTGTGGAATCTTGTCAGAACCTAGCATCCAAGGAGAACCTATAAGGTCATCAATATGGGCGCATCCGAACATTCCGATTACTTCCTCATTGTGAATAATAGATTGAGCGTTAGACAACTCAAAGCCTCTTTGGAGGGCTTCAAGAGGCGTTACACCATTAGATGCTTTAATCTCTAACACGTCTGCCTGTCGCATTTTTGCAGCAAGCACAGACACGTCTTCCTGAACGGAATCGCGGTAATGGGCCATTAATTAAATCCTTTGTGTTCTTTGAGTTAAGAAGCCTATGTACTCAGCACTTTGGAATACACAAGGTAAGTAGCTGTCTGAATAAATTACTACATGAGCATATTTAGAACTTGTCATAATAGGTACTCTAAAGCTTCCAGAAGCAAGATTAGCCTGTCCCAATATGTTACTAGAGGAACCTACAACTCTACCGTTAAACTCATGGGTTTGAGTATCTCTTGCTTTAGGTGTACTTTCGACTTTAAAGAATGCTGTATCGCTATATACTATATGGAAGGTACGCAGCTGAAGTTCATTAGTTGTGATTGCTTTATTGTCTTGTTTTAAGACCTGTTCACTGAACTCGTACTTAAAGGTATAAGGTATACCTGAGTATATAAGCGCACCACCAGCTACGTCTGTTATAGCATTTGCTTGAGTCCTTACAGAACCTGTATTGTTCACAAAGATTGATGAGGCGTTTGTATAAGGAAGTGCATTACTGGTCATCTTATAACGCCTGTCGAGATGCAAGGCACCTCCACCATAGTTAGCTTTATTTGACGTATACACCATGTCAGGGCTAGCTCCGTCACTGGCAAGACTTAGGTTTTCTAAGTACACACCATCTGAATATTCCATAACCAATTTAATGGTTGAGCCGTTAAAGGCTGCGGAGCATACCTTGCCTGTAAACGTCCATTCTGACCAAGCACTCTGTAGCTTCTCTTCCCCACGCCAATAGTAGCGATACACAAAGATTGAGTTAGGCTTGTCTTCAGTCAGCACTAATAGCATGTCCTCGTTAGAAGACGCTGATAAGCCTCTTATTGTCCCATCTAGGTAGTTAGGTATGTGGGCAGATATGTCAGCAGCATCATTAGTTTCTGAAGCTTTCTCTACGTAATACTCACGTATACCTGACCACTTACCCTTAGAGAACCCAAAGAATACATAACGACCTGCGCCCACTGGTTTAGCAGTGAGGTTTGCCTCAAAGTTTGTAGATACGTCAATGTGTACTGAGTTAGGTGTTAACAGTTCTGAAGATGTCAACATGAACTGAGTCAGGTCAGAAAAGATCAACAGTGACTCGTTAAAGGGTATTGCGTGTTTTAGGATAGAGATTTGGTTGTTAGACACAGCCACGTCTATCGGATTGGAATCCAGAATTGTTAAGACAGTCTTAGGGAAGAAGTTGTAGAACTCTCCCGCTTCACTGAAGATGACATTCTCATCTGCAAGGAAACCTAAACGGTTACGGTGAAAGAATATATCGTTGATTTTATAACCAATGAAAGAAGGTACTGGATTAGTGTCTCCATCCCCTGCTTCTCTATCGCCCCAAGTAAGGGGGGAGAAAGTAAATGTACCGTTAGTTTCCTTACGTAACTGGTGAGGCATTGTAAGCTTGTTAATACGATTCTTTAGGGCTGACCCATCTGTTGCGTAGCCTCCTACTGTTTCCTTCCAGATTAACTCATTGTTTGTGTTGTCACCTTGAGTTAAATGTACATAATGGTCGTCTTGGTTCTTTTCGTTACTACCTGCTACCTTGATTTTAAAGCCTACTTTACCCTTGCGGGGTAGGTTCTTGAAGTCTATGGTTTGACCTTTAAACGAGTAAAGGAATCTGTCACCTGCACCATCACTACTTGTGATTGTGAAGTCAGCACTGGCGTTCTTGACGTAGATTACTGAGCCTATTTTCTCCTTAACAAATGGAGAAGAAATAGATAAGCTATTGAATAGCTGAGTGGCTATATAGTCTGTTCCAATTTGAGCAGAGTGTGCAGAAGATGAACCGTCTGGTGTTGTAAAACTAGCTGAAGCACTGCCTACTGTAATTGTGAAAGTTAACCCGTAGTCAGCTTGTCTAATGTAGAACATAGCTTCGTGGGGACGTGCAGTAGGTAAGTAAGTGTCAAGTGCTATAGTCTTAGCTTTGTTTACTACAAAGGTAGTGTCACCTACTGATACCGCACTAATTGATGTTTCAAAATTAGATATACCAGTTAGGTATGCAGGGAGCGAAGTAATAGCGTTACCGTTTTCATCATTAACCACAAGTGCTGTACCATCCTGATTAAACACCTTTACCCCTGCGGAACTAAACACTGCTGTATAGTCCTCAGTGGAGGAGTATTTAATTGGATGTAAGAATACATTTGCTGTGTTGGCTACACTAGCTAACTTGGCTACGTGTTCAGTGCAGGGCCGTTTCTCAAGACCGCGTGTTACAGACGAAAGGCCGTTCTCTTGGACTTCAGATTGGCTTGCGTGTCTTAGGCTGGGCGGTTGCTGAGACACCCCATTAAGTAGATTAGGAATAGAACCTGAGATTAAAGACATTCGGTTAACCCCTTCTTCGGTTTATAATTGAATAAGTATCAAAATTGTCAAAGATATTAAGGTCTTTAATATCAGCCTCGTTATGAAGCAAGGAGGCCCATGCTGACTCTTCATCAGCAGCATTGAAACTGTGTAACATATCGGAACCTAGTACACGATCTTGTAAGATACGTGCTGCTCTAACTGTTACGTAGCGTCTAGCAGACTCAGGCATTTCTTCAAAATCAAGAAGAACAACAATGTCCACTTCTATAGCTTCTGTCATTGTGTAAGTGTTCTTAACGCGGTCATACATTTTCATACCGCGCTGTACTAAGTCGGACTCAGCAGACATACGTAGTGATGTGGTGTCTACATGAAGACAGTTAGCAGGTAAGGCAATCTCGGAGTTGGCATTAGGTGTCAACTTAAACGTTAAATCAGTGTTGAAAGACCATCCCATAGACTGCATGGCGCGGCTAACGTTGTCTAAGGTCTGGTCTGCAAGACTCGCCTCGACTAAACCAGAGGTTAAAGAGTTAACAGGAGATTCACCAATCGTAGCCAACAATGAATTAATAGCTTCTATTTTGGTTGTTGGATTCATTAGTTTTCCTTTTATAAAAGAAAAAAAAGGGCAGAGAGAAATTAATCCCTCCACCCTTTAGAGTAGAACTAGAACGATCTACACAGCGTTCAAAGAAATTGCACAAGCAGGGCGTAGGATGTTATGACCCATAGCGTACTTAGCAACCATTAGCGTACCTTGACGTTCGATCTGATACTCAGACTCGACACCTAAATCTAACAACTTCACAGTTGCAGCAGCGTCTTGGCTGAAGATCAAACCACGCAAGGCAGTGTAGTTAGCTCGGTATGCCGCAGTACGTGAACTTGTAACTGGCTCAACGTCTGCTGACGAACTAGATTGGTTAGTGTTAGGAAGATGATTACTCATCATAATCTTAACGCCACCTACTTGTGGTACTACACCAGAAGCTACGGAACCCTCACCACCAACATCACGGTTCAACCATGCTGCGTTGGCTACACTAGGCACGTTCAATAGCGCGTAGTATTGGGCAGGTGGTAATACACAAACTTTGTCACCGCCTATGTCCTTCTTATCGAACTCTTCAAGAGCCGCATAGATAGCCGCTACAATTTTGGCACCATCTAATGCGTGTGCAGTAGTAGAACCAATGTTGAAGTTAGATGTGTATACCTCGTCAGTAAATGCAGTGCCAAATGCAGTTGCAGCTAAAGAGTTGGTAGTGATTGTTGCTGCTTTAGCAATGATACGTGCAATGTTCCGATCAGAGACATTAGCCAATGCGTTACCTGACTCTTTTGAGTAGATGCTACGCACATCGTAGTGGTTCATTGCTTCGTCAATCTTGGCAACAAATTGAGTTGAGATTAGTAGATCATCTACAGTAACAACACGCTCACCATGCTTGATAGCGTCTGCCTGAATTAACGTACCAGCAGTGTGGTACTTTGCAGAACCTGTACCAGTAAGAGGGAATGATGCTGACTTACCATTTGAGATAGTACGTGAGCGATGTAGAGGCATGAATACGTTCTTTTCTTCAAACGCAGTAAGGACTTCACCAGCGTATAATTTGAGAAATAATGAACGATCATCACCTGCTGAGTTAGTTTGTCCTAAACGAGAGACTGTTTGGTCTGTTGGAAATGCCATGTTATATGTACCTATTTAAAGTAAAGTAATTTATAAGTTGTTGAGATTGTTTACTCAGCTACTCTTACTTCCTTTCCCATAAAGATTGTCCACCGCAGTGGGTCGATAGATACTAAGAATAAAGTTGTTGCTTCATTAAACGTAAAAAAACCCCCGAAGGGGCTTAAAGATTGCGGAGACAGATCATCTACAGAATGTTGCTTCGTGATAATTTAGAAGCTACTTGCTGTCGATATGCAGAGTCTGAACTGTACCTTGGGTCACGCA